AAGTTTTGTGCTAAATTTAATGAGTCTACTATAACTGAGATGCCTAAAAAGCGTGGAAGACCTAAGTTAATAAAGGATTGATATGACTGCAAAAGGGGGTAGACCTACAAAATATACCGAGGAATTGGCGCAAAGAATTTGTGAGCTTGTTGCCACAAATCCTCTTGGCCTTCCTGCTTTATGCAGAAAATTCCCTGAGCTTCCAAACCAAGATACGATAAATGTTTGGAGATGGGAAAAGGACGGGTTTTCCGATAAATACACCCGTGCAAAGCAGTTCCAGGCTGAGTTAATGGCTGAATCCATAGAAGATGTTATTGACGAAACTTTGGGCTCTATTTACCTTGATGAACATGGCTCGCAACGCCTTGATAGTGGAATTCTAGGCCATGCCCGCCTTAAAGTTGACTCAAGAAAATGGACGGCATCCAAACTAGCCCCAAAAATATACGGCGATAGAATGCACGTAAGCGATGAATCAAAGAGCTCAGAAAACGAAGCATTGAAAGCAGAATTAATCGAATTGCGCGCCAAATTGGCAGAACAAAACAAGAGTGAATACTAATTTATGAAGTGGGTATCAATAGATGAGTCATTACCACCTCATGGGTGTATTTGTTTGGTAAATACTACATCTAATTATGATTATGGTTATATAGTAGCAAGGTTTATTGCGCCTGATTATTGGGAATACAGCGAAGATGGCAGTAATTATCATGCATACAGCGTAACTCATTATTGCATTATAGAGGCTATTAATTTATGACATGGTTAAAAACAAGAATAGAAGCTGCCCCGCATGATATTGAAGTACTATTGTCCGATGGAGATAATATTTATCTTGGCACTTATGACAAAGATACTGATTATTTTTTTGATCAAAACAGATTTGCTATCCCAACGCCTAGATACTGGCACCCTTTGCCAAAATTGGATTTTAATCAGGGAATAAACTCAGTTGGCAAGAGTGAAAGCACGGAAAGATGATATCTAGAGTATGTGTGAGTGCGCGAAGGTTCGAATCCTTCTTCCCTATCTTTATTGGGTTTAATTATGAATATATGGGCAATATCACTAATAATCTGCTGGAACGGATGTATATTAAAAGGCCATGAAACAGTATTATTTATGCAGACATACTCTTGTGATAATGTGAGTCCTACTGTTTATAAGCACAAAGATTATAGTTTTAAGATTCATGGTGAATATTGCCAATTGATTAGAAAGAATAAATGACAAAAGCATCGCGGACAGTGACGCGACAATAGTACTTTTAATCCCTGAGCCATATTTGGATTAGTCGGAGACCTGGGACTGAGTTGCCGTGCGAAACTAATCAATAGCAGGTGCAATTCCTGCCTTTTGTCACTTAAAATTCCCTATTAGCTCAGTTGGTAGAGCGTTTGACTGTTAATCAAGTTGTCGTTGGTTCGAATCCAGCATAGGGAGCCACTTAATATTAAAGTAAGAAACGTCAGCCTGGGTAAGATTTATTATCTTTTAATTAGACCAGTACAGGTATAACCGGATGCACTTAGATAGTTGCATAGCTTACTTTAATTAATTTTTTCGCTAAAAGATTATAGCCTTAAGATTCACGCTGAATATTGTCAGTTGATTAAGAAGAATAAATAAATACGACAAAAGCATCGCGGACAGTGGCGCGACATGATTCTAGCCTGTAAAGCATGACTTGAGGTAAATATCATCCTTGATATTTTAAACTGTTGACGACTGACTAACGGCCTAGCAGGTGCAATTCCTGCCTTTTGTCACTAATTTTGTAACTATAGGGTGTTATGGCAATTGATTTAGAAAAAGAGCAATTAGCAGCACAATTGAAAGGCTCATTGCTTGAGTTCACGAAGACATTCTATCCATTGCTTACGGGTCGACAATACATCATCAGCAATCCATTGGGCCGAGAGCCCCATGCAATCACTGTATGCCGTGAATTAACAAGTCTATTCCATAATCAGCGCCCAGCGTTCGGCAAGGGAATTAATATCCCGCCGGGTTATGGTAAAAGCGTGATGTGCTGCATGTTTGTAGCTTGGTGCTTTGCTCAATATCCTGATTGTAACTTTTTATACATATCTTACTCGCATGACTTAGCCTCTAAGCACACCGCATTCATCAAACAAATAATGACCAATAAGCATTATAGGTACTTATTTGATGTCAACATTAGCTCAGATAGTAGGGCAAAGGATAATTTTAAGACAATCCAAGGTGGAGAAGTAGCTGCGTTTGGTGCCGCTGGCGGTATCACAGGATGCAATGCAGGCAATCCTGGTTTGGATAGATTCTCAGGCTGCGTAATCATCGATGATGCGCACAAGCCCGATGAAGTTCACTCTGCAACTACTCGTGCAACAGTGATACGTAACTATCAAGAAACTATCTTGCAGCGTCCACGGGATGAAAACGTACCCATACTATTTATTGGCCAAAGACTTCATGAGGATGATTTAGCCGCATTCTTATTATCCGGTAAAGATGTAAGAGAGTGGGACTTTACTGTCCTCGAAGGTATAGACAAGGCAGGTAATGCGCTCTATCCCGAAATGCAGTCATTAAGATACTTGCAAGAGCTACAAATAAAACAGCCTTACGTCTTCAGCTCTCAAATACAACAAAACCCAATCCCGTCTGGTGGTGCATTATTTAAACCAGAATGGTTCGTTTTGCTCTCAGAAGAACCGGAAATAATAAGCACATTTATCACCGCTGACACCTCAGAGACCTCTAAAACCTACAATGACGCGACAGTATTTAGCTTTTGGGGCCTATATGAAATTGTAGAGTTCGGCCAAAAAACTGGTCAATATGCATTGCACTGGCTCGATTGCTGGGAAATACGTATCGAACCAAAGGATTTACAATCAGAGTTTATGAGTTTTTATGCTGAATGCATGTTGCACAAAGTTAAGCCATTGATAGCCATCATTGAGAAGGCATCAACAGGAGTAACATTGATAAGCTCATTGGAAGGAGTTCGAGGTCTGAATATCAGAGAGGTAAAGCGCACTAAGGCATCAGGAAGCAAAACGGCACGGTTCCTAGAGATGCAACCAATCGTATCAGCCAAGTTAATATCCTTTACCTACGGCGCCAAGCATGTTGATTTATGTATCAATCACATGTCCAAGATAACAGCAAATGACAGTCATAGACATGACGATATTTGTGATACTCTATACGATGCCATAAAACCAACTCTGATTGACAAAACCATAATAAACACTAAACTTAATCAAACTGATTATAATTCTATGGCTCGTTCATTAAATTCAACGAACAATAAAATTAATAATCTCAAGCAAAAAGCCTATAAGTAATTAAATTACATGGACAGGGGCGACAATGGATGTTGCAAAGCGATATCAAGATAATTTACCGCGTATTAAAAAAGCTGTTAAGAATGGTCATGATTATTTCAGGCATAACTACGACAGATACAATGAGTTTAGGCGCTTTGTATTCGAGTCGAATCTCACGGGCGATGAAATCACGCTGCTTCAAAGTATGGGACGACCGCAGCTTGAGTTTAATATCCTAGAAGCTTATATTAGCCGATTATTAGGCGAAATGAGCAAGCAAGAACCTGATATCGAAGTTAATGCCGACAATCAAGAAGATGCTGACCCTTTAACTATACGTATAGTACAAGAGCATTTGCGCCATGTGATGCTTGATATCAATAATGAGCATACACGCTATGAGATATATAAAGACATCTTGTCTGGTGGTTTTGGGGTGCTTAAAGTCTTCACTGATTACGAAAACCCAATGTCTATGAATCAGGCCATCATGATTGAACGATGCGAGCCAACTTTGTGCGTATTCGATAAAATAACCAAGTTCTCACACAAGGGTGATGGAAGGTTCTGTGCCCAGCTTTTCCCAAAATCAAAAGAAGATTTCGAGGTTGAATATCCTGATGTACAACTTAATACAGTTAGCTTTCGTCGCGATTTCGCTGGGTTTAGCTGGTCTTATCTTAACGATAATTCTGAAATTGTATTACTTGCTGATTACTATGAGAAGAAGAAGAAAGAGCAAACGATAGTCCAGGTGCGTGATGGCAAAGTCATGACAATGGAGAAGTACAATAAAATGGTTGAGGAATGGAATGACATCACAGTACCCCCGGCAATAGTTGGAAAACCAAGAAAGGCTATTCGTGAAAATATAGTGCGTTATACGCTTATTGAAAATGAAGTATTAAAATACGAAGAGACAGACTTTGAGCAACTGCCACTCGTCTTTGTTGATGGCAACAGCGCACTCATTAAAACGCCAAAGAATGGCAATATCAGACAAGTAACACGACCCTATGTATACCATGCCAAGGGCGCGCAACGTTTAAAAAACTACGCAGGTATTGCGCTAGCTAATGAAATTGAAAATCAAATGCAATCAAAACTTATGGTTGCAAAGGAAGCCCTTCCAAAAGAAGAGGAATTCTTGCAGGCCTATAAGGACCAACAACATGCATCGACATTCGTATTTAACTCGGTTCACGAAGAAAATCCAGAAATGCCTATTAGCAACCCAATCCGTGAGGTACAGCGCATCCCGGCGCCTCCGGAAATCGTACAAGCGTTTACAGGTGCAGACAGTCTTATCCAAGGTGTTTTGGGAAGTTATGATGCTAGCCTTGGCATCAATAATAATCAATTATCTGGTGTTGCAATCGTTGAAGGCGCTACCCAATCCAATAGTGCAGCGATGCCTTATGTGGTTGGATACTTACAGGGCTGGCAGCGCGTAGCAGAGATTTACGTTAATCTCATGCCTAAATACATGACAACACCAAAAACAATGCCAATCATGGACGCAAAAGGCAAACGGCACTTCGTTAAGATTAATCAACCAGATGGTTTGCCCATTGATTTTGACCCAACAATCCTCAATGTTGTATTGAAAGCCGGTGCATCATTCCAGATTCAAAAATCAAGAACTATCGCTATGGTCAAAGAAATGATGGGTATGTCACCATTATTTGCGCAATTTATATCCGAAAAAGGACTTGATTTTGTTCTGGATAACATGGAAGGTAAGGGCATTGAACAGCTGAAAGAATTGACAGATGAATGGGTTAAAGAGCAACAACAGCAAAAACAAATGGCAATGCAGGCTCAGCAACAAGAGATGCAGAACAATCCTATTGTAATGAAAACACAAGTAGAAATGGCCAAACTCCAGCAAGAAAAAATACGGGATGAGGCTCAATTTAAAGTAGATATGGCTAAAATAGAGGCT